TCTGCTGTTTCTGCGGATAGCTTTTGACCTAGAACTGCTGCCAAACCAAGCTCATTAATCTGCGAAGCAACTTGTTCAAGTCTTTTAAATTGTGCATCATAGCTGCGACCACTAGGTTCTACATATTCAGCACGACCATCGGAAGGAAAAGCAATCGCCTCTCCAGGCCCAGCAGATACTTCCTCGCCAGATTGTGGAAACCCATAAAAGGCAAGCATCGGGACAGCCGATATATGTAATTGATTGTCAAGGTCTGATTGAATTTGATAAGTTTTAAGATTCAACTCCGCTATGTCCTCCATTGGTGGACGTGATTCCATCCAATTCACTCGGTTGGCATAAGCCACAGAAAAAGGAATCTCACTTAAAGAGGTTGTACCCTCCTCATGTATTGCATAATTGCCATCATCATTTTTTCTGTGAATTTCAAAAGCTCCAGGTGTTAACAATCGAACTTGTTCAACCTGTTTCTCACCGTAGAGGCCATCAGATTCAAAAACTTTTTCTAACAGTCTCAACTGCGTGAATTTCTGCTGACCATCTACTAATTCACTTCTCCATCCAAGAATCTCTCTAGGGCTATATGTAACCCAATAAGGACGACCATTTGCATCAGCAGGAGCATCAACCAAAACTCCACAATGCCCGTAACGGATCATTTTGCGAGCAGTCTCATAAGTCCAGACATTCAAATCATTTCCTTGAAGATCGACATCGAACAGATTTTCTCTAATTGTGTCACTTACATCATTTAATCTGACAGGTTTCCTAGTTAGCATCCCTGCTAACATTCTTTCAAGCCGTTGATAATAAGGAGGACAAACTGAACGGGCTAACCTGTTGTCATAAGATTCGTCTAATTCTCTAGGTTCTTGAGGTAGATATCTCCTATGACGACGACGCATTTCATAGGTTCCATTTAATAAATCTTCAATAAGACCCCAGTGAGGCTCTTGTGCATACCAAGCAGAACAAGGTTCATTAATTTCTGTTGAAGTGCCTGTTTTTTCTCTGCTGTAATGATTGAATCCGCTATACACGATGAAAACCTCGGTCTATGTGAACAGTTTAGCCATCTTTTAATAGATCCTAATACCTGTAGAGCGTCCAGAGTTCATGTGTAATGGATTGAACTCTCTCCAAACAAGGTATCCAAGCGAATCTGCCATGTGATCGAGGTTTTGAGATTTATCAGGAGAACCATCTTCTGCATAGGCTTGAAGCTCTAAAGATTCAATTGTTTTTTTACAACGAGGATGAATGTGCAATCTTATTTCTTCTTTTCCATTAAGCAACATTGCCTGAACTGCTGCAACTCGATCTCTGATATAGGGGTTACTTGCTGGTGATAAGTTTGTAATTTTTCTTTGCTGTAAAAGTTCGATGTCGGTCTTAGCAGCATTTGTTGATCTGTTTCCTCCTGAAGCGTCTGGGTAAGCATAAATTGTTTGATGTGGGAATTTGGCTCTGATTTGATCGGCCATTGAATCTGTGTCATGTGCTCCACCTATCTCGTCAAAAATGTATAGATGTCCTTTGCTAATTACCCCGATAGCTGCATTGCAGTTTCCAACGTTGAAGTCACAGCCAACCCTAATAATTTCTGAAGAGTGGTCAGGCATATCTTTAGTTACATGCTTTGCTCGGTCAAATCTGTCGTAGACAGCCCCGGTCTGAAGGTTGCAAAATTCTCCCTCGGTATAAGCACGAACTAAAGAGGCTGGATAATTTTCGAGTAATGCTTGAAGAAAATCATCTGGAAGATAAGGATTATCTTTTGTACGAGCTTTGAAGAGTGCTCGGTCTTCCTTGTGACCTTCTCGGACAAACAAATTATAGAACGTACCAAAACCTTCGGGAGTAGAAAAAAGACCTAATTGTCTTCTATTCCCTGCTCTTAATCTGCCTAAAAATTTTTCAATTGCTCTCTGACCTATATCTGCTTTCGTAGTGTCTAACTCGTCTGAACCTATAAAAGACAAGTTCACGCCTATGATCCTCTGCCAAGATTCCATTGAACGACAAAGAACCGTAACATCTCCACTAGGTAGATTTAATTTGTATTCAGGTAAAGGAGAGGCTCTATATTCATAACTGATTTCATTTGTTTCCCAAAATTCTTCAAGAGAACGCTGCAAAACATCACGAACCAAAGCCCCAGTAGGAGCGAAAACAGCCCCAATCGTATTGGGGTTATCAAGAGCACAAAGGGTAGCCCATGCACAAAGGGTTCTTGTTTTTCCTGCACCATAACCTGCACAAAATCCTACGATTCTATGTTCTACGTCTTTACAGATATTTTGCTGATAATGTAATAAGCCGTCAAAAATACGCTGCCGAACTAAATCTGTTTCTTGTGCTTGTTTTTCAGGTGAAACAGGGAAAGCAGTAAAACCTTGAGGATATAAAACATGACCTGCTGGTAATTCTTGGAGAATATTCAAGAGCAAAGAGAAGCTAATTTAGCTGCTGTATTAATTGCACCGAGAGCAATGTGATATTGACCAGCCCTTCTGGCTTCCATCTGTAAGGTGCTGCATTGGCTTAATAAATCTGCCACCATTTGAGGCCGCTCCAAGTCCCAATCAGCCTTCAGTTGCTCCCTAGCTATCTGTAAATACTTATCTACGGCTCTTTCTCCAACCCCCCAGTTCTCGGATGCAAAACGAACGCAGTCTGATCTTCTGCCACCATTAGCAATGATCCGAGCAAACTTCTGTGCTCGAACTACGGTTTCAGCTTGGGTTCCTTTTGTTGCCATTAATTGGATATTACATGTTTTGCTTTATTGCCAGTAAAATCCTCCCACCTTTTGACTATTACATCGCAATAACGAGGGTCTAATTCCATAAGACGAGCTTGTCTCTTTATTCTTTCTGCTGCAATTAGAGTAGTCCCAGAACCACCAAAAGAATCAAGAACCACTGCATCGGGTCTGACTGAATTAGCCATTTGATATTGAAAAAGATCAATAGGTTTCATTGTTGGATGCTCTTTATTCCGATTAGGTTTATGAAACTCAAGAACAGTAGTTTGCTTTCTATCCGTATTCCACTTGTGAGCTGCGCCTTCCTTCCACCCATACAAGCATGGTTCGTGCTGCCAGTGATAATCTTGTCGACCCATAACGTGCGTATTTTTAACCCAAATTAGGCACTGTCGAATTTTCCACCCCATATCTTTAGCTGCACCTCGGAAGTTATAACCCTCAGAATCGGCATGCCAGATATAGAAGGAAGCACCGGGTTTTAAGAAAGAATCTGCGGCTGTATATACATCGATTAAGAATTGACGAAAGTCTCCATCCGCCATTGAATCATTTTTAATCTTCAATTTTTCTTCAGTACCGCCTTCATAGTCGACGTTATAAGGAGGATCGGTCAGCCATAAGTCAGCAAATTCATCACCCATCAAAGTTTGAAGATGATCAACATTAGTCGCATCACCACAGAACAAGCGATGCTTTCCGAGAATATAAAGGTCACCTTCTCTAGAAATTGGTTCTTCAGGTGTATCTGGAACAGAATCAGGATCAGTTAAACCTTCTATAATTTCAGGTTCTCCAAGCAACTGCGAAAGATCCTCTGGATTAAACCAAGGCTCTAGGTCATGTTCTTCTGAGAGCTGTTTAAGCATTTCAGCATCCCAGTCGGACAAGTCAGAGGTTCTGTTATCGGCAAGAGCTAAACCAACTTTGTCTTCTTCTGTAAGTCCAGTTCTTTTAACAGCAATAATTTCTTTGCCATCTGTTTCTATCACTCGAAGATTTTTGATCCCAGCGGCTTTTGCTCCTTCAATGGTTCCATTACCAGCAAGGATCCTATTTTCTTCATCTATAACTATTGAACGAGCCGCACCAAATTTTTCTAAAGATTGTTTTATTAATGAGGAAGAACGGTCTGTCCTTTTACGAGCGTTTTTGTGATCGCTTTTTAAATCTTGTATTGAAGCCAAAACGTAACAGTAGTTAGATCAAGTGTAGTAGTTGATTGACTTAGGTCAATAATCTTATTAAGATTAGGAAGTCAACCACACAGGACTTTATTCATGGGCAAACTTGCTGACACCTTCGGACAAATCGTTAAGACAATGAAAGAAGGAGATGAGATTTTTCAACTCAATATGAAAGAAGTTGAAGAATCAGTTGAAGCGATAGTCGAACAAGAAAGAGTTGTTTATCCAAATGAATGGCTCTAAAAAATAGCCTCCTACGGGAGGCTTTTTATTTTTCCTACATCCACCCCGCCCCTATATAAAAACCATGTCAAAAGAAATCAGAATGATCAAAGGCAAATTGTATAAAGAAGAATCTGCTGGAAATTGGGAACCAATGGAAACAACCGCAGTAAATGATGCTGGTGTTGCTTATAGAGCAATTCAAAGATTGCTTTTATCAATCAATGATATTGAAATTAAAAAGGCTGGATTAACTCGATCAGAATTAAATCCTTTGGTGGAAGCACTTGATACGCTTCAAGCGATAAGAA